AAAAATCAAGGTATGTAGAGTACCCAATTCTTCGGGTACCGGGATATGATTACGGATTCTCTTTTAATAATTCAAGAGCACTATCTTTTCAGTTTTGGAATACTTTCCACCAACACAATTACATGTGGTTAAAAAGGTACGACGGACAATGGTCATGGATAACAGCAGTTATCGATGCAGAAAATAATCAAGCACACTTTTATTCTAACGGATCAGAGGTAGATACAAGAGCAGGATACGGAAGTCCATCCCCTTTATCCTTTAACGGGAGATTAAAACCTTATGGAAAATCTTCTATTTATTTAGGATCAACTCCATCTCTGGAGGATAATGTTACTAATAAGTTTTTTAAAGGAGATATAGCAAAGGTTTTTATGTGGGATAGAGCATTAGGTGCCGACGAAGTATCACAACTACATACTGGTATTCCACAAGATAATTTAGTAGTAGATCTAGATTTTAATTCACCTAAAACACCATTTATTGCCCACCACACCCACAAGGTTACACAGTCCTTTGATATACCTAATACTATTCTTCCTTATAGAAAAGACAGTAAAATAAAATGCCTTCCACATGAAGATGAGGGTCTAGTAGACGGTAAATTTGTAAAAGGAGAAACTACGGCTAGAAATGAGAGAAGGTACGTACTTCAAATGCAGCAGGACAAAATAGACTACAAAAAAGACGGAATAAAACAAGTACAGTATAAAGTTGTAGGAGAAGAGATTCTTACTCCTTGGGCTAAAATGATAAATGTAGAGTTATGAACGATGAAATGAAATCAGTAGGAGGGTTTAAAAAGGAACTCGATAAAGTAGGACATGGGTTTTGTTTAGCTAAATGGACCCAAGTAACTATTCACCTACAGTTAGGACAAACTCACTCCTGTCACCACCCTGCCACACATAAAATACCGGTAAGTGAATTAGTGAGAAATCCTTCTGCATTACACAATACAAAATTTAAAAAACAGCGTAGAAAAGAAATGCTGGAAGGTAAAAGACCTACCGAATGTGATTACTGCTGGAATGTAGAAGATAATTCAAATGAATTTTCTGATAGAGTTTGGAAATCCCATGAACCTTGGTCTAAACCGTATCTAGAAGAAATCAAAGAATTAGGGTGGAGAGGAGATTATAATCCAAAATATGTAGAAGTAGCATTTTCTAATGCTTGTAATTTTAAATGCTCATACTGTGGACCATCTTTTTCTTCTTCTTGGGTACAGGAGATTAAAAAACACGGTGCATATCCTACTAGCGATAAATTTAATAATCTTGAATGGCTAGAAGAAAATAAAATGATGCCGTATCAAGCTAACGAATATAATCCTTATGTAGAAGCATTTTGGAAATGGTGGCCTGATCTTTATCAAGATCTACATACTTTCAGAATGACTGGAGGAGAGCCGTTAATGCATAAAGATGTTTGGAAAATACTCGATTATATTATTGAACATCCAGAACCTAACAGGGAATTAAGATTAGGAATTAACTCTAATCTAGGAGTACCGGATGAGCTTATAGATAAATTTATAGAAAAACTTAAAATTATTGAAGATAATAATTTAGTTAAAGAAATTATAATTTTTACTTCTGCAGATACTGCAGGGGAGCATGCAAATTATATTCGAAACGGGCTTGATTATGATAAATTTAAAGCCAACATTTTAAAGATATTTACTAGCTGTCAGAGAGTATCTATGATTATAATGAGTACGTTTAACGTTCTTTCTATTCCTAGATATAGAGAGTTATTAGACTTCGTGTATGACTGTAAAAAGAAATTTAATAGTGAAAATAGATACTGGAATCCAGGCCTTATGATAGATTCCTCTTACTTAAGATTTCCTTCTCATCAAGCAGTAAATATTCTACCTTCAAAATATATTGATCAAGTTAAAGAGTTAGCCGATTACGCAGATGGATTAAGAATAGTAGATAAAGATCCTAATGCAGAATGGAGAGCACACCATATGGGGTTTACAGATATTGAAATTTCTAAAATAAGACGTATAGCTGACTGGATGTCTAGTGATCACGATGAAGTAAAGATTAGAGAGTCTAGAAAAAACTTTTATAGGTTTATGAAAGCTCATGATGAAAGACGAGGAACAGACTTCAAAGCTACATTCCCGGAATTAGTAGAATTTTATGAAGAATGTGAAAGCCTAGCACAGTGAAAGTAGTATACTCTTTCTTAAATGTAAACCACCCGGAATACGTACATCCAGAAGAATTTAAAATTGCCATAGTGTCAGCTATGTATGCAAATAAATTTTACGGTAATTCTACGTTTGCTTCCAGCCGTGCTGTTATAGATAAGATAAAAGGACTTAAACTACCATTTACTCATTATGAAATTATAGATTTAGATTTAGAAAAAAATAGTCTACCTTACATTTATAAGATGTACGTTTATACCAAGCAGACTACTCCATTTATAAATTTAGATTTAGACTTAGTATTAAATAACCCTCTTCCCGAACAGAACACCGGCACAGTCAAATTTGCTCATAGAGATCACAAGATTAAATGGGAAATGACTCAAATAGACGGACTACGAAGATCGTATTTTGACCCTGCATCCTATATCTATAAAACTCACGGATTAGATATTCTTAAAAATTTAAGATTATTTAGTATTCCAAATATGGGCATAGTTAGCTGTGAAGATCCTGATCTATACAGAAGAGCTACAAATAAAGCACTACAGGTATATTACGATAATAAATCATTCTTTGACTCAGAGTTACTTCATGGATGCTTTATTGAACAAGGATTAACTCATAAATACTTATATGAACTCTCAGACGAATACAGAAAACAGGTAGAAGACGATTCCACTTTTATATTCGATAAATCTATATCTATTGTTATAGATGAATCCATGACAAAATATACCATAAATGATTTGTATAGAGAACATGCTTATCCATTTACAAACGTACATGAAGCTTTAGAGCAGTATAGCTACAAAGAGTTACCGGCAGTACATTTTTTAGGTTCTACTAAATATTCTGAAGTTACTCAATTTTTTATTATAAAAGAAATTATACAAAATTTAGGTGTAGAAGTTTTAGAAAAGATAGAACAGTACTTTGGGCCAGGGATGAATCATTGTTTTACTAAATACAAAAGGTTATTTCTATAGAATGGACTCAAACCTAAAGTATATAATACAGGAGGATTGGGATCCCATTACAAATACTCACCGACCGGCCGGAGAAAGTCCTAATTGGTATACTAGAACTAATCAAGATAGGTACTACTATACTTTCGGTAAGTATATGTTTGAAAGGGTTACTGATTTTGAAGAAATGTTATATAAACCTATACCGGGATTTGAGTACATACAAAAAGATAAAATTAACGATGTAGATAAATACATATATGTAGTAAGAATCTACGAACCTATGTACTTTTTCCTACAGGATAAATTAGGTCTAGATTTCCTCACACTACAAATTAAACAGGATATCATATCCGGTAAATGTAAATTAATTTTTCTCTCTCCGTTTGAAGGATACTCCGGGATTAAAGAATTTGTTACCGGAAATGACTTTAAAATTATTCAAAGATGGATTAAAGAAAGTAGTCTCCCCTCTGATAACGTTTATTATATAAATGCTAACTTAAAAAGTACCCTTACAGCTGAGAAAGATGGATGTAGAGTAAATATAATTCCTGTAACAATGGGGGAAACTTTTGGAAATGTGTTTACTTTACCTGAAAGTATTGCAGGTTTTAATCCTATAGACGAAAACTACCTATTTACTTACTACTCTAGACGCCCCAGAACACACAGAAACTATATTGGTGCAAGTCTAATAAGAGAAAATTTATTTGATCTAGGAAGAATAAGTTTTAATGCATTAGAACCGTATAATAAGTATGAATTAGAATTATTAGATCCTGAAATTATACCTTTTGTAGATCAATTGTATTCTAAGTCACCTTTATATATAGATAAAGATAATTCTGGAGATGATATAACCCTCCATACACCATTAATAGACTACTCTTCTACTTTTATACACCTTATAGGAGAAACCCTATACTCTAACGATACATTATTTTTTTCAGAAAAGACTTGGAAACCTATTAGTATGGGTGTTCCATTTATCACAGTAAGCAGCCCAGGGTCTTTAGAATGGTTACGATCCCAAGGGTTTAAAACCTTTGATAAGTGGATCGATGAGTCATACGATAAAGAATTAGATCCCGGTATAAGATTTGATAAGGTTATAGATATTTTAAAGTACCTTAGTAATAAGTCTATACAAGAACTAAAAGCTATTAGAGCAGAGATGTACCCTATCTGTGAACATAATAAACAGGTCATTAAAGAAAGAACTAAATCACTTTATTATTATAGTGACGGTACTTACGATCAAAGAAAAGCTACCACAGATAAAATTATTCAGATTTACAATAATGAGCTATAATAGATTAAATTACGGAATGCTACTTTTTCCCTATTTATATATGTAGGTAAAATATACTTTCCCCTCAAAATGTTTTCGATTTTAGACCTATATTTATAATAGAAATAAAATAAACACTACCTAACATGGCAGAAACTATTATCTCCCCAGGTGTATTTGCACGTGAAAATGATATCTCATTTATCCAACCTGCACCCATAGCCGTAGGGGCAGCAATTATCGGACCTACAGTAAAAGGACCTGTAGAGATTCCAACAGTAGTTACCTCATATAGTGACTTCTCAAGAAAATTTGGAGTTACGTTTGAAAGCGGTTCAACAACTCAAGAATTCCTTACTTCACTAGCGGTTAAAAGCTATTTTGAACAAGGAGGAGAGAGTGTATTAGTATCTCGTGTTGTTTCTGGATCTGCCGGATGGACAAGAGCAGCTAGTACTACTATTGCTGCTACAACTGCAAGTATTGAAAATCCATTTACTATCTCAACTATTGGTAAAGGAGCTTTATACAATAACAACTCTGGATCACTTTATAATTCAGGAGGTTTAGAAGAAAATACTGACGGATCACTTAAATCTGGATCAGCTGATAACTTACGTTGGGAAATCTCTAACGTAGATTCAGCTTCAGGTACATTTACTCTTGCAGTTCGTGCCGGTAATGATAGCACAAATAATAAAGTAATTCTTGAAACGTTTAATAACCTTTCTTTAGATCCTAATTCACCTAACTATGTAGCTTCAGTTATCGGTGATCAGAGATCAGAGCTTTCTGGCGGTCAAGTTATTACTACAGGAGACTATGTAAATAGATCTAACTACATTTATGTATCTGATGTAAATAACGCTACACTAAATTATCTAGGTAATGACGGAGTAACAATCCAGTCAGGATCTGATGGTGTTGGATACGACAAATATCTTCCAACTGCCCAATCTGGTTCATTCCACGGTGCTGCAGGAAACATTGCAGTAGCAGGAGCTAAGTACTTCGGTGATATTGATACTAACGTACAAGGGTTAATAGGTACTGATTACGATAACGTAGTTACCCTATTAGGTAATAAAGATGAATTTTTATTCAATATTATCTCAGCACCCGGTCTAACTAAACAACACACCGGTACTCAAGTAGATAATATCATCTCTCTTGCAGAGTCTAGAGGAGACTGTATAGCAGTAGTAGACGTAGTAGATTACGACGTTACAACCATTTCTACAGTAACAGGACAAGCTGCTCTACTTAATAGTTCATATGCTGCTACTTACTGGCCATATCTACAAACACAATCAGCTACAGGTAAACTTGTATGGGTACCAGCTTCAGTTGTTATCCCAGGAGTATATGCATTCACAGATGGAGCTTCTGCACCATGGTTTGCACCTGCAGGACTTGTAAGAGGTGGATTAACAGGGGTAATTCAGGCTAAAAAGAAATTAACTAGAACAGATAGAGATTCACTTTATACAGGTAAAGTTAACCCAATCGCTACCTTCCCTGGAACAGGTATTTCAGTATTTGGTCAGAAAACTCTACAAACAAAAGCTTCTGCACTAGATAGAGTAAACGTAAGACGTCTACTTATCGAGCTTAAGAAATTCTTAGGAGATCAAGCTAGAAACTTAGTATTTGAACAGAACACTATTGCGACTCGTAACAGATTCCTAGCAGCTGTAAATCCTTACTTAGAATCAGTAGTACAGCAGCAAGGTCTATTTGCTTACAGAGTAGTAATGGACGATACAAATAATACTGCGGACGTAGTTGATAGAAATCAGCTAGTAGGTCAGATCTTTATTCAGCCAGCTAAAACTGCAGAGTTTATCGTTCTTGACTTCGTAGTAGAACCAACAGGTGCTACATTCGACGCATAATTTTAAAATAGAATATTTATAATAAAGCAAGTAATATAGCATGGCAACATTAGACCCAAACGAAATAATGTTTAGAGCTTTCGAGCCTAAAGTACAGAATAGATTTGTAATGTACATCGATGGTATCCCATCGTTTATGGTGAGAAACGTAACAGCTCCAAGCTTTGTAGATGAGTCAATCAAACTAGACCATATTAACTCTTACCGTAAAATTCGTGGAAAGAGAGAATGGCAGGATATGGATATGACACTTTATGATCCAATCACACCATCAGGAGCACAGGCCGTAATGGAATGGGCACGTCTTTCTTACGAATCAGTAACCGGTAGAGCAGGATACTCAGATACTTACAAGAAAGATCTTACTCTTAACGTTTTAGGCCCTGTAGGGGATATCGTTTCAGAGTGGATTATCAAAGGAGCTTTTATTACTAATATGGCTCAAGGAACGTTTGATTGGACTAGCTCAGAAACAGTAGAGCTTTCAATTACTGTTGCAATGGATTATGCAGTATTAAACTACTAGACTACCCGACATATTTCTGACAAGCCCGGTTTTTACCGGGTTTTGTTGTTTTATAAATTTATTATTCCTATATTTATTACAGAACTAGTTTTAACAAATAAAATTTATGGCCGAGTTTAAATTACCTACCGAAACGGTAGATCTACCCTCAAAAGGATTGTTATATCCTGAAGATTCAC